TGGATCTACTCCAACTGTCGCACAAGTTAATGGTGATTCTGAGTATTCAGGTTCAACTCAATTTAAATTGGTTACCATTAATGTTCCAACTGATGCAGATTTGTATGCAGTTCGTGCATTTACATTAGTAGCAGCAGGTACTGAATTATTTCCAGTACAAGCATTTTCAACAATTAATTCAAACTTTACTGCATCGTTTGTAGTTTCCGGATCTACGGCAACTAGCATTCAGGCTGCTATTACTGCTGGAACAATTCGATTGAATTATAACAAACAACCAACAGATACAACTAGAGGTGACTTTGAAGACAAGACAACTTATGGTAACGGATATAATGCTGATATCGACATTCCAGAAATTAACTTGGAAATGCAATCAGAACCAATCGTTGCTAAGACTCGTAAGTTGAAAGCAGTTTGGACTCCAGAATTTGCTCAAGATTTAAATGCATATCATTCAATTGATGCTGAAGCTGAATTAACTTCAATGTTGAGTGAATATGTATCCATGGAAATCGATTTAGAAATTCTTGATATGCTTATTGCAGCAGCACCAACAACAGAATATTGGTCAGCGCGTAACAATACAATTTTTAACGGAACAGCATTTGAACAAGTAGCAGCAGGTGCTGTATCACCAAATGGTTTAGGTGATGGATTTTATAATACACAAGGTGGTTGGTTCCAAACTTTAGGTACCAAACTTCAAAAAGTATCTAATAAAATTCACCAGAAGACTTTAAGAGGTGGTGCAAACTTCCTTGTAACAAGTCCAAGTGTTGCAACTGTATTAGAATCAATCCCAGGATTTGCAGCTGATACAGATGGTACTAAAATGGAATTTGCGGCAGGTGTACAAAAAATTGGTGCAATCAATAACCGATACACTGTATACAAAAACCCATACATGAAAGAAAATATAATCCTAATGGGATTCAGAGGAAGTCAATTCTTAGAAACAGGAGCTGTATTTAGTCCTTATATTCCACTTATCATGACTCCATTAGTATATGATCCAGTTAACTTCACTCCACGTAAAGGTGTTATGACACGTTACGCAAAGAAAGTAGTTCGTCCAGAATTTTACGGAAAAGTATATGTTCATGGTTTAAATACACTTTAATAGTTAATTAAATTAATTATTTAACGACTTAATTAGTTAAACACAATAAAAGGGTGGCTTTGGTCACCCTTTTTTACTGTCCGAATATTTATATAAAAAGAATAATATGGCAGTTCCACGCGTAAAATATGAAATGTTTGTTGAAATACGATATACGGGTCGATTAATCGATGTATTAGATCGTATACGAGCAATTCGCCTAGTTCTAATGGTTCATATTGAACAGGATCTAGGACCAGAGAAAGAATTAATTAAAATTAAAGTCATGACACCATATCCACCTAGAGATACATTTTATGCAATTCGTAAACTATGTATGGGTAAAATTGAAACATTACACGATATGACACTTCGCGAATCAACACTTACAAAATTATTTTAAATTAAAAGTTATATTATGGCAATACCTAATTCAGATAAAACTCCACCAAAAACCGAAATTAAATTTTCAGTAACATTATCAGAAGAACAAAAACAAGCAAAAGCAAAAATTATAGCAACGCCATTTAATTTTATACTAGGAAAAGCTGGATCTGGCAAAACATTGCTAGCAGTTCAAATTGCATTAGATATGTTTTTTAAACGACGAATTGATAAAATTATTATGACTCGGCCAACGGTATCAAATGAAGATAACGGATTCTTACCAGGATCATTGCAAGAAAAAATGGATCCATGGCTAGTTCCAATTCGTAGCAATATGCGTAAAGTTTACAATAAACCGGAAGTGCTAGATAAAATGGAAAAGGAAGAAAGCATTGAACTAGTATCATTAGCTCATTTCCGAGGAAGAACATTCGATAATGCAATTTGCATAGTTGATGAATTCCAAAATTTAACAAAACAACAGTTGCAAATGGTATTATCTAGACTAGGTAAAGATAGTATCATGATTTTAACGGGTGATAGATATCAAGTAGATTTAAAATTTAATAATGATTCAGCAGTACATGATGTACCTAAATTAAAACCATCGCAATTTGTAAATGAAATTATTTTAACAGATAATCACCGACACGTAGCGCTAAATGAAATTCTGGCTCTACTAAATGAAAAGTATTGATATTTATATAAAAAGGAAACAGAACCATGGATTATAGTGAGAATCGGCCAATTTGGCCAGGCAGTTCATCATTTACTACAGGATCTACGCCTTTTGGATTTTTTGATTCCGACACTGTATTTCAAAGTCATGCTGATAAATTTGCAAAACAGGCTGCACAGATATTAGGATATCCTATAATGTCTATAGAATTGCAAGACATAAATTTTTATACAGCATTCGAATCAGCAGTAATTGAATATTCAAATCAAGTTAATCAAGTTAACATTGTTAACAATTTATATAGCACCTTAGGAATTCAAACCGGATCTAACTTTTTGTCTGGAACTAGTTTTACTGATGCATTAATTGGTAATTCTTTTGGTTATATCACAAAATTATCAAAAGCATATGGTACTCAAGCAGATAGTGGCGGAACAATACCATGGCAAAAATTACAAATTGATATGATACCTGGTCAACAAACATATAGTTTAAAAACGGCTATATCTAAATCATTGGGTATCGTATTAACTACTAGTTCAATTGAAGTTAAACGAGTACTTCATAATCCGCCACCAGCAATTGCTAGATATTTTGATCCATTTGTTGGAACTGGATTAGGATCACAAAACATGTTAGATAGTTTTGGTTTTGGAGGAATGTCACCATCAATTAGTTTTATGATGATGCCATTACATGCAGATTTATTGAGACTGCAAGCAATTGAATTTAATGACATGATTCGCAAGTCTCATTTTAGTTTTGAAATACATGGAGATGATATTAAATTCTGGCCAGTGCCATCATCCGGTACCGGTAGTTCGGTATCAAATCCATTTTACAATAAAGTATGGGTTGAGTTTATATTTGACACACAAGTAACAAATGAAGCCGTATTATTTGGTAATACAGCACTTATGCGAGGTGTTATTACGGACGCATCAAATATACCATATACATATCAAACATACAGTAGAGTTAATGATATGGGGCGTGCGTGGATTATTAGATATGGTTTGGCATTAGCTAAAGAAATGCTAGGACAAGTACGAAGTAAATATTCGTCAGTACCCATACCAAATGGTGAAGTAACACTAAATGGAACGGATTTAATGTCTCAAGGCCAAACTGAAAAAGGCGAATTAATAACTCAACTAAGAGAATTTCTAGAAAAAATGACGCGTGAACAAATGATAACACGACAAAATGTCGAAGCAACACAGATGATGGAAATACTTGGCAAAACTCCATTAAAAATATATGTTGGATAACGGAGAAAATAATGGCATTATTTGGTACTCAACGAGACGCAAAATTTTTAGCATCAATTAATCGAGAATTAATCAACAACGTAATTGATACTGAAATTGAATTTTTTAAATTAATTGTAGAAGCAACTAATTCTAATATGTATGGCGAATCAGATTCTAAATCATATTATGATTCAGTATTATTGCCATGTATTATAACTAAAGAAGCAAAAACATCAACAATGGATGATTATGGTCAAACATATACTCGTACAATACAATTTGGTATATCCAGAGATTTAGCTGAGCGAGCAGATGTATATCCAGAAATTGGGGACATTGTTTTTTGGGATAATGAATACTATGAACTAGATAATGTAGATGCAAATCAATATTTTGCCGGCAAGAATCCAGAAACATGGCCAAACGGCGATACTCATGGATATAGTGTATCAATTACATGTGATGCACACGCAACAAGACAAACACCTGCCGGCATTACAAACTTAAGACGAGGCGGAACAAACGAGTCATTTTCTTATAAAGGATAACGATGCCTAGATTAAACAGACAAAATATTGACCGCAAAACAAATAAACCCGATCCAAAACAAACGGAAGGGGTAACTCCTGATTTAATATTAAACAGAGCATTACAAACTCGACGAGATGATGATGTTATAAAAACAAAACAACGAACATTATATGATGTTGATTTTGCAATTAAATGGTATATTGACAATGAAATACAACCACAAATAAATACTAATGGAACATTATTAACAGTACCGGTAATATATGCAAATGGAGAAAAATGGGACAATGTACGGCGATTAGGATATTTACGTGATGAAAAAGGAATGCTTCAGTCTCCAATGATCATGTTAAAAAGAAATAGTGTTGCAGAAAGAGATGAACAACGTACTTTAGATGTAAATAGACCACAGTCATCAAATTATATAGTACATAAAACCAAATACAATTCTAGAAACCGATACGAAGACGAATTATTTCCTATACCAAAAAATGAACCTAAATTATCTGAAAAAATTTATATTATAGATATACCAAAATATGTTACTGTAGAATATGATATGATGGTATGGTGTGATTTCACTATTCAGTTAAATGAATTAATTGATCAGATTTTACCATATGGTAGATTTGCTTGGGGTAATGATGGTAATGTATTTTCTACAACAATTGGATCTATTAGTTTTGAAACGGTTAATACAATTGGAGAAGATCGTTTAGTAAGAGCTACAATTCCGTTAACGGTGCAAGCAACATTATTGGCAGGACAAGAAGCACGTATGTCGACAGTTAAAAAAATGTATTCGATCAAACAAGTATCATTTACAAACTTTGTTGATATTACCGGTGATTTATTTGGATCAACTCAAGTTGCATCAAATATACTACAAGCTCAAAGCTTTGTTGCTAATGGGGGACAATTGTTTGCACAAAGTGGAAACACTTCCATACAAATTGGTGTTGCCGCAATGACATATTTGACAAATTTAACAGATCGGATAGCAACTTATTCTAATTCAACAACAGTAACAGTATCGGCGTTTGCAGCAGTTAACCCAGTAACAAATACCACAGCAACTAAAAATGAATTCGATGTATATATCAACGGACAATATATTGATAAAGTAGTATATACATGGACACCTAGTGATATATTATCACAAACAATTGTATTCGATACGGCTGTATTAGGATATAGTTTAACTGCTACGGATGTTATAGTTATAAATGGAAGGTGGGCATAATGGGTAGACAATTTAACCCGGGTCAATTACAAACCGGATCATTATTCAATATATCGTCAAGTTATGCAGTAACTGCTAGCTTCGCACTTAATGGTGGCGGAGGAAATACGTTTCCATTCTCCGGAAGTGCTGTCATAACAGGTTCATTAGAAATTAAAAGTGATGTTAATAATATTTTTTTAATTAAGAATTTTAGCAATCAACTCATATTAACAGTATCACAAAGTGGCATCATAGTTTTAGCAACTCAAAGTATACAATTAACTAGTCCAGCACCAAATGGCGCAATATATTTTACATCCGGCTCGTTTTTTGTAGGATTAGATTAATTAATTTTACATCATATTTATATAAAATACATCAAGGAACGAAATGGCAGAATGGAAAAAAGTAATAGTATCGGGTAGTGCAGCCGTATTATCTCAATTAAATGTTGGCACTAATCAACAAATTACAACATCACAAGCAACTACATTTTTAACAGGATCATTTACTGGATCGTTTTTTGGTAATGGATCTGCGTTAACGGGATTATCAGCCGCAGCAGGAACCGTTTCGGCATCTGTATTAGCAGCCGGTTCAGGACAAGGTTCGACTACCTTAACTACCAACGGTGTCAGTTCAGGCGATATTACCGCAACAGGTTTAGGAACGTCAGGAACACCTACATTTGCTGGATTAACAATATCAACAAATGCTGTAGCAATTAACAATACAAATGGTATTACAACTAACGCTGCAACATTCCCTATTGCAAACTCAACTGCAACTACCATTAACTTGGGTGGCGGTGCAACTGCAGTCAATATAGGAGCTAGCACAGGTATTACTATAATCAATCATGATGCTCGTGTTAAAGGAGCTTTATATGTCGACGGTCCTATTACAGCAATTAGTTCTTCTAACTTGTTTGTAGCAGATCAATTTATTTTATTAGCATCCGGATCAGCAACAAACACAGATGGTGGTATTATAATTGATAGAGGTTCATATGCTGGTTTAAATATTGCATATGGATTTGATTCAATCACAGGTCGTTGGGGTTATCAAGCAGGATTAACTGATACAACAAATACACTTGATCCAACAGGTGCCAGCGGTTCATTTGCAGGGTATGTATTTACAGAAGCAGCCCACACAGCAACAAAACCAACTACGGGTGAATTTGTACAAGCAGGCGCAATTTATACAAATACTGACGGAACAATTTGGATGTATGCATAAAATTTATTATAATAAGTTATGAGTATTTTAGATAAAATAAGACCACCTCAACCAGAACCTCAGCCGAAACCTGAATTCGAACTTGCTAAACATGAAATTGAACTTTTATTAGTTTTAATTAAAAACAGCACATTTGTCGGAGAACAGGTAGAAGATTTATACAGCACGGTATACAAGTTACAACAACAATATTTATTGCAAAATTAATAACCCATGTTTTCAATTGAAGAATTAAATGTAATGCGTCAATCATTGGATGTAATTACTATCACCGGCCGCGATGCACAATTCATTGCACAACTACAAACTAAATTAGATCTAATTATCAAAGAGTTTGTTGCACCAAAAACATCGGCTACTAAACCAGATAAAACTAAGTCTTAGTATATTTATAATAAATAAAGGTTGTTGGCCGCAAGGAAGTAGGCGCACACACGGCATTAGTGTATGTATCTAACCGCAACATAATTAAGATATAATATGCCAAATTGGAAACGCGTAATAGTATCAGGCTCTGATGCAACCTTAACCTCTGTAACAGCTACAGCAGGATTCACCGGATCATTACAAGGAACAGCTTCATACGCTACACAAGCACTAAGTGCTTCATATGCACCACCTACATTTCCATACACAGGTAGTGCTTTAATTACCGGTAGTTTAGGTGTAACAGGATCATTAAGTAATGGAGACGGAAATATTGCATCCGGTTTATATTCTCATGCAGAAGGACAGTTCACAACAGCAACCGGAGAAGCGTCTCACACAGAAGGACAATCTACAAATGCAATCGGTGCCTATTCACACGCAGAAGGGTTGGCTACCATAGCATCTGGTTCATATCAACACGTGCAAGGACAATACAATATAGCATCATCAGCACAGTCTGCATTTATCGTAGGAAATGGAACAAACATATCATCGAGATCAAACTTAATTTTTGCAGCAGGTTCACAAGTTGAAATTACCGGATCACTTACAGTGACTGCCGGTATAACCGGATCATTGTTTGGTACTGCATCATATGCAACACAAGCACTAAGTGCTTCGTACGCACCAGGCGGAGCAGGAACGCCAACTTTCCCTTACACGGGTAGCGCAATTATTTCAGGCTCATTAACGGTAACAGGAAGTTTATTGGTGCAAGATACCCTCGGAAAAATTAACATTGATTCTCAAAATAGAAAACTATATACAAAAAATGGAACTGGAGTTGCTTTAAATTGGGATGATAATACTTTTTTAGACTCAAATGTTTATCAACGTGATTACAAATCAGCCGCAACCCAAGATGCAGTATCAACTACGTACAATGATCCAGCAAAATCTTACCTAGGAGATGTAATTGAATCTAATGGCACAACTACCGTTATAGATAGCACAGTAACGGCAGGAATGTTGGTTTATTTAGATACCAATACTGTTTGGTATCCGGTCAATCAAGCAGCAACAGGCGCTACTAAATTATTAGGAATAGCACACAACTTGGTATCATTACCACCAAATCCACCATTTCCAACCAACCAATCCGGGCAGATTCTTCTAGAAGGCCATGTTGTAATTGATGATACATCAACTGCAGGACCGCATGTAACAGGTGCAGATTCTGGGTTACCGGTCTATATTAAAAACGGTACCACCACCGGTACCATGTCGACAACATTACCTACCGCAACCGGCAGTAACATAGTAAGAGTGTTAGGTCATTGCTATCAACAAAACTCAGGTTCAGCTACACAATGGATGATGAAATTTAGACCATCAAACGATTGGGTAGAAATATAATATTTATCAAGGAAAAAAATGGCAACAACAAAAATATTAGGTTTAGAAATTACAGCAGCAACAGCTTCATTTGCATTATCGGTAGCCGGTGGTGTTGGACCAGCATTTCCTTACACAGGATCTGCAATTATTTCTGGATCATTAACAGTAACAGGATCATTAAATGTATCTGCAGGATTTACTGGGTCTTTACAAGGAACAGCATCATATGCCGTATCGGCATCATATGCATTGAATGGTGGTGGTAGTGCTGCATGGGGTGGTATCACAGGAACGCTATCTACTCAGACTGATTTACAAACTGAATTAACTGCTAAGCAAAACAAACTAATACTTTTTTGCACATCGTCTGTAACAACAGTAACAGGGTCAACTAGTGAAACTTTAATAGCATCAGTAGCCATTCCTACCACAATAAACAATGCTATGCTTCGCTCATCTTTTATAGTAAGGTCAGTTACATTAGGCGCGGGAGCTCCTAGAACACGAATAAGAATAGGTACTGTAGCATCGCCTACCTTAGTACAAATAACAGCTGCTACTAGTTTAGGCACTAATGCTATAGGTAGTTTAGGAATGGTATCCATGTATAGGACTATGCCTGTAATAGGAGGTGTATCAGGAAGTATAAAAGCCATTGCAATTGGAAGTAATGTTAATGCAGATTACGGAACAACTGCTGCCTTTGATATAGTCTCTAGAGATTTCACTACTCAACAATATCTATACTACACTATTGCTAATACTACCTTAGCAGGACAAACTGATTGTTACGGTATACTAGTAGAAAACATACAATAATATAGCATATAGCTTAAAAAACTATTGGATTTTTCAAATAAATTACATATATTAAAATAAAAAGAAACTAGTTATGACCAAAAAACTGGACAAGGAACATTTAGAAGAAATTCAAACGTTAAGAGATTCATTTGCAAAGAATGCAAACACATTAGGCAATATTGCAATTGAATTGCACATGTTAACTAGACAACAAGAACTAGTTACTAACGAACAACACAAATATTTAGATCAGTTTGAAGCATTAAGAAATCAAGAATCTGAACTTCTTGAAAAAATGCGAGAACGCTATGGTGATGGCCAAATTAATATTGTAGACGGAACGTTTACTCTTAACTCCGGTTTGGCACAATAATATCATATTTATATAAAAAAATAATAGGAGTAAAATAATGGCAGAAAGAATAGTATCACCCGGCGTATTTACGAATGAAATAGATCAATCGTTTTTAGCAGGAGGAATTGCGCAAATAGGCGCAGCAATTGTAGGATCGACCGTAAAAGGCCCGGCACTCGTACCTACACAAATAACATCATACAGTGATTTTATTAAAATATTTGGAGATCATACTCCGAATTCATATGTTCCACACGTTGTAGAAGATTATTTAAGAGCTGGAGGAAATGTAATTACAGTAACACGTTTATTGTATGAAGATGGATACAAATTAACTAATGGTGCATTTGCAATCACTGCAGAATCAGCATCAACTAAAATTGTAACACATGTACTTCATCCAACAAGACCAGTAACTAGTGACGGCGCAACATCATTATTTGTATCATCATCTTTATCTGCAAATACACTTGGTAAATTTGCATTGACAGTTAGTGGTGCATATGTAGCCGGCGTTGATTTAGCCGCAATTGGATTTAATGGATCGTTTGCACAAACAGCAAACATATCAGCATCAATTTCATCATTAGATAACAATTATATTTCAACAGTATTTGGTAAATCTGCATTAAACAATAATTATCCAGTATATGTACAATATGACAATCCAACAGCATATACTTCTTTTGCAAATACAGCGTTGGTTACAATGTCATTGAATATTATAAGCAATTATGAATTTTTACAAGACTACCAAACAGCATCAACACCATATATTACATCACAAAATATTGGATCGTCTCCAACAAATTTATTTAGATTCCATACATTATCCCATGGAACATCTGTAAATCATGAAGTAAAAATAGGTATTGCAGATATACGAACTTCGACTGAAACAGCAGATCCTGATGGGTATGGTTCATTTACCGTTATTGTACGTAGAGTTAAGACACTTAATTTTGTTGGCTCACCATATATTTCCTCAGATACAGATTCCACACCGGATACAGTTGAAACATATACAAATTGTAACCTAAACCCAGAGTCACCAAATTATATTGTTAGAAAAATTGGTAACAAATATCAAACAGTAAATGATTCAAACGAATTAATAGTATTTGGAGAATATGCAAATATATCAAAATTTATACGAGTAGAAGTAGATCCAGGAGTATCAAATAAAACTAATGCTGTATCATTGATACCATTTGGTTTCCGAGCAATGACATCACCGATACCAATGGTATCTGGGTCAGTTAATTTGTCACCAATTACATATCAAACAACACAAGTTTCTGGAAATTATAATGCATCAACTTATTTTGGATTTAATTTCAATGTAATTAACAATTTAAATTATATAGCTCCAATACCAACTAGTGGTTCAACAACGGGAAGTAATTCTGATTTTTATTTAGGAAACATATCACAAGATGCAGCTGCAGCATTTCCAGCAGCAACACCATATTCAGGAAGTTTAGAAAGCGCATTAACAGGTGCTACATTTTCTACCAATATTAAAAATGATACAAGAAAATTTATTGTACCATTCCAAGGAGGATTTGATGGAGCAAAACCAAATCTAAAAAAATATTCAGGCGCCAATATTACTGCAGCAAATACATTTGGATTTAATTGTACCACTCCAACATCGACTGGTACTGCTGCATATAACAAGGCATTTAGCTTGTTAAGCAATACTGATTATTATGACATGAATTTGCTAGTAACGCCAGGAATTATTGATTCATTACACCCATCAGTTACTAGTGCTGCTAGATCTTTAGCAACAACGCGTCAAGATACATTTTATGTAATGGATACAAATCCTATATCAGATAGTATAACTGCGGTTGTAAATCAAGTAACAGCGTTGGATAGTAATTATACCGCGGTATATTGGCCATGGCTACAAATTCCAAGTAGAAATCCAAACGCACCAATATTTGTACCACCATCAGTAATGATACCAGGTGTATTAGCATTTAATGATTCCGTTCAAGCGCCATGGTACGCACCTGCCGGCTTGAATAGAGGGTCAATGGAGACCGTTTTAGATACTTATAAGCATTTGAGTCAGTCAGACCGCGACGCATTGTATACAGCACGAGTTAATCCGATTGCAAATTTTGTTAATGATGGGGTTGTTGTATTTGGACAAAAAACAATGCAAGCTCGACCAAGTGCATTAGATAGAATCAACGTAAGAAGATTATTAATTGAAGTTAAGAAATTTATTGCATCATCAACCAAGTATTTAGTATTTGAACAAAATACATCGGCAACACGCAACAAATTTTTGAATATTGTTAATCCATACATGGAACAAATTAAAGCTCGTCAGGGTTTATATGCATTCCGAGTTATTATGGATGGAACAAACAATACTGCGGATTTAATAGATCAAAATATCATGTATGGTCAAATATTTATGCAACCAACAAGAACCGCAGAATTTATTATTTTAGACTTTAATATTCAACCAACGGGTGCAGCTTTCCCGGAATAGTAACAAATAAAATAAATAATAATTAAAAGGTAGTGTTAATATGCTACCTTTTTTTTTGTGTTGATATTTATATATAAAAAATAGGATTAATATTATGGCATTATCGGATAGCATCAACCCAAATTTATTAAGTAGCGCGGCAACTCAAAATTAAATGTTTGACACTGCATTGTCATGGGAAC